CTGATACATGTTATGGTTGCATTGCTTTTTCAGTTAGGTCTTCAATAACCAAGTCCATTAGAACTTCCATTGGAACATTAGTTGTCTTGATACCTACTTCATCACAATAGTTTAATAGGTCGAGGCAAGGCATTGCATTTACCTTGTCCTCGATACCAGCTAGTATGACATCATTAATTGGATGTGACATCATCACTACCATAATGAATAGTTCTACCATCTGTTTCTTCTTCGTTCGGTAGATTCAACTCGTTACGCATATCATCTACAAAGTTGAACTTATCAACTACACACTTCAATGATTTGTATATACCCCTCAAATCATAGCGTGTATCCCATGATGGGAATCGTTGCTCATCTTCATGCAATGACTCATAGAATAGCATGTCTGCTCTGAGTCTTTCTTCAAGTGTTACCATTTGTTTTCCTCTAACTGTTTTCATTAGAATAGTTCCTTCTGTTGTGGCTCATCGCCTAGTGATTGTTTTATCCCAGACAGAAACTCCTCATTGCTTGTTGCTTTATCACAATGAGTTGTACCGCCGTAATATTCTGACCTACGCGCCAGCATATACGAACGATACCCAGTTTCTGTCAGCGGACTCTTTACTTTGTTACCATTTACATCAGTTACATTGAGTTCGAAGTGGTCAACTACATAGGGCATACCATGCTCTGAATAATTGAGATAGTCACGACTCACTCGTACATCGTGTGTCAGTTTATTCCACACGAATGTTCCTACATGCTCATACTTCTTGTCCATACTGCTTTCTATCTTTCATAAAGTAAGGCTTTGGTATGGGCATATTGCTACCGCTGTTTGCTAGATTGAAGTTGACTGCTTGGTCATGTTCCTTCTTGAATCGTTCTTCCAGCCAATACTCTGCAAAGTGTGCATCGCCTTCTTGTCTTATCAATGTGACAATCCGAACTCCATCCTCTTTGATGTTGAGTATCTGTGCTGATAATCTCATACAGCCATACTGAAAGAGTGCTTCTTTTGGTGTGATACCACCATGCGTATTGAGATGGTGTAGTATCTTATCCTTCTGTGTTTTGTATCTGTCCATTAGTTTGCCTCCTCGGCAGTTGTTGTGAATTGTAACTCTTGAACTGGTGAATCAGGTCCACTCTCGACGTGGATATCGAGAGTACGGCATAGCTCTGGTGCATATACACGCTCCAAAGTTTTAATGACGTCGTTTTGTCTGTTATAAAATTTGATTGTGTAATCATCAGCCCAAGTTAGGTCGATGTCGACACGACCTTTATGCACTAATCCATTGGTCACCATCTTGATGCCAGCTCTGCGTTCTTTAGATTCCGGCAACGCAAAGCAGTTAAGACCGACAACTACTCCCCAGCAGTTCATTGCATTGGGGTCGGCATACTGAATTTGCTTCAGTATTTCTTTTGCATATGTGAATGTTACATCGTTCATAGCTTTCTCCATTTATAATTTTATATTAATTGTTCAACTTAATCAACTAGTTACTTGCAACACACCCATGGTCGAAGACCTGGGTTGCTTCTCCATGTAGTATAGAACACCCATAGCCATTGCGTCAGACAATCGAGAGTAAACTCGGCTGTCGCCACACGCGACATCGACCAGTTCATACATGGTTTTCTGTGGGTCTTTACAGTATGTCATCCATATCTGTATGTCACCATTGTTTAGTAATCTGTGATACTGTACGCTGTTGAGTTCGCTGTCGTATAGGTGGTCAACACCCCAGTATCTATTGACTTCACATAATTTAAGCATAGCTTTCTCCTTTAAAACAACATCCGAATAACACGGCCTTTCCAAGCGTCAAGGTCGGCGAAGCCGCCGAAGGGGAACCTTTACGCGAGATGGAAAGACTGTGTTATCGGAACTGAAACACTTGGCAATCTCAAATATATTTTCATTGGTGTGAAACGTAATCTCAACGGCGCAACACTCGCGCCGTGTCGACTGCCTTGACTTGGACGGCATCGCGAGAGCGTGAGCGTGAGCGATGGTTTACATTGCATGCGTAGCATGTAGATTACGCCGTAGGCATACTGCTCTCATATAGAGAGCAGTATGTATGCGATGCTGTACAAAGTACAGCAAAGCATGATGAAATTTATGAGAGCGTAGCGAATCATATGATATCTCCTGAAAGGTGAGCAGTACCCATTGGGTACTGCTCGAGTTGAAGGATTAGCTGTCGATGCCATCGGCTTCGTCAGCTTGCTCTTTGAGCTTGGACTCAGTAACTTGATTACTGAGGACTTGCTGGGTCTTGGCATTAGCCTTGATTTGGTCAAGCAAGGCTTGTCCTTGCTCAGCAGAAGCTGTGTCAGCTTTTGCTTGCTTTTGCGACCAAGGAGTAAAAGCCTCTCCCTGAGTTGCCTTGTACCAAGCTTCGATAACAGACTGAATCTCGTAGATGCGATTAGCAGTCTGCGTGTTGATGTCAGACCTGAAGCTGTCATGTGCGATGCACTCGGCATCACGAGAACCAGCTCCCTTGTTGTGGAGGACTGCGTCTTTCAGAGCTTTTGCTTGCTGGTATCCAGCAACCTTTAGAGTGGAGGCGATAGCAGAGCTATCTTCTCCAGTCTTTGTCTTTCTGTGGAAAGACTCAAGAAGTGGTTGCAAGAACCGAAGTGTTCCAAGCTGTCCAGTAGGGACAGTTTCATCGGTGTCCTCCATGATGCGCTCGCCAGAAGCTGTCGTTCCGACTTGCTTCTGGTATCGATGCTCGCCAGCATCGATGTCAAAGTACATCTCATATGGATGACAGATGTTGCCATCTCCCATGAGGTACTCAATGACTTTCAGCATAGCCAACTGAGGGTCAAGCGAAGCATAGACATTGGCAGTCGACTTTTTGTCGAGTGCCTTCTGCATGTTCGACCATGTGCTATCCATATGGTCTTCTGTGATACGATATGTACTGATTACTGAATTGATTTTAGATTTGATGTCCATGATAGACTCCTTTTTTAAGTTAAGTTACAGAACTCATACATACGAGTTCCCAATAACAGTTTTAGGCTAACAAGGGCGAACTCGAAAAGCAGACAAGGTCTGCTGGTAAAGATAGAAAAAAACAGCGTTTTACGAGGAGACAAGCACCAGCGAGCTGGTGTGCAGACGAGGACATAAAACGGCTAAGCCCTGTTTTTTACTATCTTTATTCGATTTGTCCGTTACCAAACAAGGAGACGCGTGAGCGTGGCGACTATGTTTGCCCAATGCAAGATTACACCACAAGCTCATAGACTAGCAGACACCGTTATTCGGCTTGTCCGAATGACTGGCTGGTAGGCAATGTTCTTGTGGCGACCCTATCTCAACGCAGATAGGGGAGTCTTGCATGAAGTTGCTCGTAGCAGAGCGTTAAGCGAGCAATCTTGTAAAATGGGAACTCGTGTGTGTGTGTCCTCTGTGCGCACTCGAGGTGACTGGAGTGAGGAAGGTAGCGACCAAGCTACACGAAACGTAGAGCAAGCAGTCGCTTGCCGTAGTGAAGTGATAGTGCGGAGGAGCGACTGACGAACGCAAGGAACTTCGCAGAGGATTTAGCACAGAGCAGATAGCTTGCATGCGTCAGCATGAAGAAAACGTGCCTGTGGCACAATTAACATATTGACAAGTGTGCTGAAGATTGGCAACAATCGAGGCATGACACTTGTGAAGATAACCGAGAAACAGAAGAAGCTGGTTGATACGTTAGTAGCAACTGGCGATTCGATAAAGAACTGTGCAAAGATTGCTGGTTACGCTGACGGCGAAGCTGGAAGGGTAAGTGCCAGCAAGGCTTTGAAGACACCACATGTGCAACAGTACATGATGACAGCGATAGCAGACAGCATGTCTGTGCATGCTACGAAAGCATTGAGTAGGATTGTAACTCTGAGCAGTAATGCGAAGAGTGAGTATGTGAGCCTTGAAGCGAGTAAAGACTTGCTCGATAGAGCTGGCTTTCGAGCGCCTGACAAGGTGATGCATAGTCATGTAGGTAATGTCAATGTAAAGATTGATTTGTCTTGAGCTTCTCTGTATACCATACAAGCGTAGTTGTCTGCGATGCTTGCAGAGCGTACAACTACACAGATATATATACGTCAGGCTTGACAGCAGTTATGACCCCGTGGGGGGTCAAAAACTGCACAGGCATGACAATGCGATGGTCTTGCCCTGACATTTTTTTCTAAAAAAGGAGTTTACACATGAGAGTTGGAGTAATGATGGCTGGTCTACTTAAAAAGTTATTGCAAACAAAACAGAACGTAGATAGTCTTTCTGAAGAGGAGATAGTTGATGTCAAAGACACCACTCTGGCAACGCAAGGGGGGGAAGAATCCAAAGGGAGGGCTAAACGCGGCAGGCCGCGCCTCAGCTCGAAAGCAAGGAATGAACCTCAAAGCGCCAGTAAAGTCAGGAGACAATCCTCGAAGAGCAAGCTTTCTAGCAAGGATGGGGAACGCAAAAGGTCCAGAGTACAAGGACGGAAAACCAACAAGACTTCTTCTAAGTCTAAGGGCATGGGGAGCAAGTAGTAAGGCTGATGCTCGAGCAAAGGCAAAAGCTATTAGTAAGCGTAACGAGAAGGCGAAGAGTTCAAATAAAAACGTTGGGTGAGAATCCAGAACCAAAGGAGAAGTAAATGGCTGAAGAAGATAAGAACGTACCAGCACGACCAAAGATAACTTATCATGTAAATTATTTAAAGTCTCGAAGAGCTGCAAAAGCTTGGGATAAGAAATATAAGAAGACCCATAAGCCTGACGGCTCACCAAAGAAATCAAAGGATGAAAAGAGAGCTGATATAAGAGCAAGGCTAAAGACCAGCAAAGAAAGTGGTGGTATTGGCAAGGAGGCGAAGAGACGATATTCCGGTGAGGGAGAGGTCGATAACCAAGCTAGAAGAACTCTAAAAGGCTCTGCTGAAAGAGCAAAGAGAATGACTGAGGTAGCTAAGTCTACAAAGTCAGATGCTAGTAAAAAATTAACTCAGGTAGGCAAAGCAAAGAGTACCATGTCAGATGCTCAGAAGATGAACTTAACAACTAGGAGTTCTATGTCTGATGCACAGAAAAGGGGACAAGTTCCTAAATCAACTTCATCTATGTCGGATGCTCAGAAGAGAGGAGCTGTTCGAAGGTCTAAGGCAACGATGTCTGATAAACAAAAAGCTAGAGCCGATAGTAAACCTAGCTCAGATACATCTTCTTCTACAACCTCTAGCAAGAAAGACATGACGTTTAAAGAAGCGTTTAGGCAAGGTGTGAAAGATAGGAAAGCTGGAAAGGGTATGAACTTTACTTGGAGAGGAAAGTCTTATGCCGCCGTTACTCAGGATGAAATTGACAAAGCACAGAAAGCTGGCAAGATAAAAAAGAATACCTTGAGAGCTTTCTTAAACATGAAAAGGAAAAAGAAATAATGCCTGGACTTACTGACAAACAAAAAACTTTACCTGAATTTCTTAAGAAAAAAATTATGAAGTCTAAGATGAAGAAAAAGAAACCTTTGTATGATAAGGGGAAGATGAATGGCAGTTAACGCGGCTGGTAATTATACGCGACCAAGAATGCGTAAAGCCTTATTCAACTCTATAAAGAATAGAGCTGTTCAAGGTACTGCCGCTGGCAAGTGGTCTGCTCGAAAGGCACAGTTGTTAGCAAAGCAGTATAAACAAAAAGGTGGTGGGTATACCTAATGGAGCTTATTCAAAGACTTTTAGGTAAAAGAAAAGGTGAGATAAAGCGTCTTCGCGATAAGAAAATAAAAGCAAAGCGTGATAAAGCACTTGCTATAAAAGATATCAAAAGAGATATCGATTTTCGTAAGGACATGATGACTGCTAAAGAAAATTTTAGTTATAGAATGCGTCCTTCTGAAAAAAATATAGATAAACAAATATTAAAAAATCAAAAAAGAAATCTTCTAAGAGTTCGTATGGGAGGTAAAGCAAAAGATATATTTAATATTGATATGCCTCGTCCAGACGTTCCAAAACCTTTTTCATCTAAAACAGCTTTGTGGAAACTAATTAAATGAAGAAGTCACAAAGAAGTTTGAAAGCTTGGGGAGAACAAGATTGGCAAACCAAAAGTGGCAAGAAGTCTTCAGAGACTGGGGAAAGGTATCTACCAAAGAAAGCAATCCAAGCTCTGTCATCAGAAGAGTACGCACGAACCACAGCAGAGAAAAGAAAAGCAAAGAAGAAAGGGAAACAATTTTCTTCTCAACCAAAGCAAATAGCAAAAAAGACAGCACTCTATAGGAGATTTGCATGAGTTTTATAAACAACCTCAAACCAGAAGAGCATAGATATTTAAGACGTGTAGTAAAAGAAATTCACTTTCAATACTTTGATGAGAAACATGGAGCTTCTTTCGTTACTAATAAAATGCTTGATAATGTCATTGAGAACATTGGACCTGAGGTTGCAGAAGCAATGATTAGAACTGGTGTAGATAAAGGTGACAGACTTTAAGTACAAACCTGATGGGGATGTTCTCAAAGGGTTTATGAAAGATGATAGTTTCTTCCGTGGCATCCGTGGCCCAGTTGGTTCTGGTAAATCTGTTGGATGCTGTGTTGAAGTATTCAGAAGGGCATTAGAACAGAAACCAAATGAAGATGGAGTCCGTAAATCACGCTGGGCAATCATACGAAATACAAACCCACAACTTAGAACTACAACAATAAAGACTTGGTTAGACTGGTTTCCAGAATCAGACTGGGGAAACTTTAAGTGGTCAGTTCCTTATACTCATCACATAACTGTGAATGACTTAGACCTTGAAGTTATCTTTCTTGCTCTCGATAGACCAGAAGATGTTAAGAAGCTTCTATCTCTTGAGCTAACTGGCATATGGGTGAATGAAGCAAGAGAGATACCAAAGAGTATTATTGATGCTTGTACTATGCGTGTTGGTAGATACCCAAGTATGAGAGAGGGTGGCGCAAGTTGGTCTGGTGTTATCTGTGATACCAACGCACCAGAAGAAGACCATTGGTGGGCAATCATGTCAGGAGAGGTTCCTATACCTGACCATATTCCTCGAGAACAAGCAACAATGTTAGTGAAGCCAGATAACTGGAGGTTCTTTGTCCAGCCTCCAGCTATGAAAGAACACATAAATGAAAGAAAAGAAATAACTTCTTATTCTCTGAATAAAGATGCAGAAAATCAAAAAAATATTTTAGCAACATATTATCCGAATCTTATTCGAGGCAAGACTAAGAACTGGATAGATGTTTATGTTATGAATAGGTTGGGTCTTATTCAGGAAGGTAAACCAGTATATCCTGACTTTGTAACTGAGACACATCTTGCTGAAGAAGAAATACCTATTGCTATTGGTGTCCCATTATATGTTGGCATAGACTTTGGTCTTACTCCTTCTGCTGTCTTTGGGCAAAAGGTTAGAGGTCGATGGCTGGTGCAAGCTGAGATAGTTGCTATTGATATGGGTGTTGTTAGATTCGCTGAGTTATTGCGGCAAGAAATAGCTACACGATTTAGTGGACTCGATGTTTATATATATGGCGACCCAGCTGGTGACTTCCGAGCGCAAACAGATGAATCAACTCCTTTTCAAATACTTAGAGGTGCTGGGCTGAAAGCTGTACCAGCTCCTAGTAATAGTGTAGACCTACGACTTGAAGCTGTTGCTTCTCAGCTAACTAAGATGTCTGAAGGACAGCCAGCTTTCTTGATAGATAGAAGATGCCAAACATTAGTAAAAGGTTTTCAAGGTGGTTATTGCTATAGACGGATGCAAGTATCTGGTGAGAGATATGATGATAAACCTGATAAGAATATGTACTCTCATATACATGATGCCTTACAATATATGATGCTTGGTGCTGGTGAAGGACGTAGTTTAATAGCTGGTCAGAAGCCAGTTAAAGCGTTCAATGCTAGAAAAGGCTTTGATATTTTTAAAAGAACGGCTAATGTTAGAAAAAGTGGTTCATTCTGGAATAGACTATAAGGAGATTGAATATGTGTTTTGGTGGTGGAGGCTCTGGCCCTGAGCCAGTAAGTGATACTGTTACTGAAGAGCAGAAATCAAAAGAAGCTGAAGAAAAGAAAAGAACTATCGAGCGAAGGCAAGATGAGAAAGAAGAAACTATTGCACAAGAGCAACCAATAAAAACATCATTAACTTACGAGACTGGGAAGAAAAAAGGTCAAACAGTTATGAGAGGCAGTAGAGGTCGCAGAGCTTTGTATACTTCTAATCGTGGTGGTATTGGTTATAGAAGTCCACTTGGTGGTTCAGGAATGTTTGGCTAATGAAGTCTGATGAAGAATTAATAAATTCATTCTTAAAAAAGTATGAAAGTGCAAAATCAGTACGACAACGCTGGGAAAGTTTATTTGATGAGTGCTATGAGTATGCACTCCCTATGCGTCAGACATTTGCCACACAATCAATAGGCGAAAGAAGAGATGATAAAATCTTTGATGAGACTGCTGTCGTTGGAGTACAGGAGTTTGCGTCGCGATTACAAGCTGGTCTTGTTCCTAACTTTGCTCGTTGGGCTGACTTTACTGCTGGTAGCGAGGTGCCTAAAGAACAACGTGATGGTGTAAACAACGAACTCGAAGAGGTTACTGAATATGTCTTTGAGGTTATTCAGAACTCAAACTTTGGTCAGGAAGTTCATGAATCATTTATGGACTTGGCACTTGGTACTGGTGTTCTTCATGTCGAGGAGGGTGATGCTATTAATCCTGTTAATTTTACAGCTCTGCCTCTTCCTCATGTTGTACTGGATGTTGGTCCTGACGATAGGATTGACCATGTATATAGGGAAAGGGATGTTCGGTATTCTGATATAAAGATACTGTATCCAAAGGCAAAGATTAACCCACGGCTTCAAAATCAAATGATATCAACTCCAGACGGTAGAACAAAAGTTCTTGAGATAATTTGTCGTAATTACACCAAGCCAAACGAAGATGCGTATTACTGCATAATTTTTGATATAAGCACAAAGTGTTTACTTAAGTATGAAGAGTACAAAGGAACTGGTAGTAACCCATTTATATGTTTTCGCTGGAGTAAAGACCCCGGTGCGGTCTATGGACGAGGTCCACTTATCAACGCATTGAGTGCAATTAAAACTACTAACCTGACAATAGAGCTGATATTAGAAAATGCACAGATGGCAATATCTGGTGTATATCAAATGGATGATGATGGTGTTATCAATCCTGATACAATTAATCTTGTTCCAGGGACAGTTATTCCAAAAGCACCAAACTCTGCTGGACTTCAGCCAGTTAAGGCGGCTGGGTCATTTGATGTAGCAAATATTATTCTTTCTGATATGAGGCTGAATATTAAGAGAGCATTGTATAATGATATGCTCGGTAACCCTGACAGAACGCCAGCAAGTGCAACTGAGATAGCAGAACGTATGGCAGATTTATCAAGACGTATTGGTTCTGCGTTTGGTCGATTACAAGCTGAGTTGGTACAGCCAGTTCTTCAGCGTGTTGTATACATATTGAAGAAGCAAGGTCGTATCAATATACCAACAATCAATGGCAGACAAATCAAAGTTCGTTCTGTTTCACCACTTTCGCAAGCGCAATCAAATCAAGATATAACATCAATCAATAGGTTCTTAGAGATGGTTGGTGTGCGTTTCGGACCTGAGTTAGTAAACATTCTTATCAACTCAGAAGAGACAGCTGTTTACCTAGCGAAGAAGTTTGGTGTTCCTGATTATCTTCTAAGAGATTTAGAGGAGCGTAAACAGATTGTAGCTATGGCGCAACAGCTTCAACAACAACAAAGCATGATGCAACAACAAGGCATGATGCCACAAGAAGGAACTATGGATGAACAAGCAAACTAGCATATCTGGTCTTGATGGATTTCCAAGGGGAACATCTGATGAACAAAACATATCATTAACTTTTGCTTCTCTGTTTTCATCACCAGCTGGTGCAGAGGTACTCAAGTATTTAAGAAGTGTAACAATAGAGGCTGTGCATGGCTCAGCTGTTACTAACGATACCCTTCGACACGCAGAAGGTCAGCGATATATTGTTGGCTTAATTGAAAGACGTATTCAACATGGACATAAGGTAAAATCAAATGAGTGAAGAACAATCTGAAACACAAGAACAGCAAACAATAGAAGTTCCCCAAGAGTATGCTGATGCTCGACCTGAGTGGCTTCCTGAAAAGTTTAACAGTCCTGAAGATTTAGCTAATAGCTATACTAATCTGGAATCTAAGATTGGTCAGAAAGAAGAAGAAATACGCAATGCTGTTATGGAAGAAATACAAGCAGAAGCATATTCTGAAAGACCAGCAGAGGTAGGCGATTATGTCTTGCCTGATGTTATAGATGATGAAGCGGCGAAAGATAATGACCTTCTTAATTGGTGGGCTGACCATTCTTTTGAGAATGGGTTTAGTCAGAAAGAATTTGAAGAAGGCATTATGATGTTTCATGAAGCTGTCAATGATGGCTATGATGTTGACTATGAGATGCAAGAACTTGGTGACCACGCTGAAGAACGTGTAAGTGCAGTTGGTTCTTTTGTTGAAATGAACTTCCCAGAAGAGTTACGACCAGCTATTGATGACCTTTGTGCAACAGCAGAAGGAATTAAGGTTGTTGAGTTCATGATGGAGTCTCTCAAAGAGAATCCAGTATCTGGAACTGGTCAACCAGTAGCTGTTCTCACAGATGATAAGCTGAAAGAAATGATGCAAGACCCAAGATACTATAGTCCAAACCAACGCGACCCAGCCTTTGTCAAAATGGTTGATGAAGGATTTAAGAAAATGTATAACAGATGACCAAAAAAAAAGTAAAAAAACCGATAAAATATTGACATATATTACGAGAGGCAACCTTGAGTTCAGACCATGTGTTGTATCTGACGTTGATATTATTGTCGATAACATGCGCTTACCTGATATCAGGGAGTGTGCATTAGTTGGAGTAACTCCAATGATTGCAGTTAGCGTTCCATTTGAAGAAGATGGCGCAAGAGGTTTTACTATTTGTCATAATAAAAAACCAATAGCTATGTGTGGTGTTACTTCAATGGATAAGTATATGCATACTGGAAAGATTTGGTTTCTCGGTACTGATGAAGTAGATGATATCTGGAAATCATTCTACAAACATAGCAAACTTATACTTAGTTTTCTCGCTATTGGTTATGATATCGTAGAAAATTATGTGCCAGTTGACCATGAAAAAACTATTAGATGGCTTAAATGGATAGGGTTTCAGGTAGAAAATCAGCAGTATTTTATTAATGAGCATGAGTTTGTGCGAGTTTTCTATTGCAATTTAAACAAATTTGAGTCTAATAATAGATTAAGCGAAAGACCCGTACTGCATTAGAGAAGCCCTTCATGGATAACTTCGTTGAAAATAGCAAAGGACAATCGGAAGCGTAAACTGAAACTTAACTTATGAGGTGCTAATATGGCTAACACGATTGACACAGCCTTTATTAAGCAGTTCGAATCTGAAGTTCACCTTGCTTATCAGCGTATGGGTTCTAAGCTTAGAAATACTGTACGAATGGCAAACAATGTGACTGGTAACGTAGTACGTTTCCAGAAGATTGGAACTGGAAGTGCGAGTACCAAGTCCAGAAATGGTCTTGTGACTCCAATGGAACTAGCGCATACAACTGTTGAAGCGACAATGAGTGACTTCTATGCCGCAGAATACATCGACAAGTTGGATGAACTAAAAACAAATATCAATGAGAGACAAGCAGTTGCGACTTCAGCGGCGGCGGCTCTTGGTCGTAAGACTGATGAGATTCTGTATACAGCAATGGATGCTGGTGCTAACTCAACTCAGATTCATGACACAAGTAGTGCTGTTGAGAAGGCTGACTTGCTTTCACTCTTTGAAACCTTCGGTACTGCAAACATCCCAGAGGATGGTGGCAGATATCTTGCAATGCATCCAAAGGGTTTTGCAGACTTATTCAATATAACTGAGTTTGCATCATCTGACTTTGTGGGTGAGCAGAATCTACCATTTGCTGGTGGTATGACAATGAAGTCCTTTCTTGGATTTCAAATCTTTTCAACTGCGGCTATCACAGCTGGAAAGAATATGGCATATCATACTACATCCGTAGGTCTTGGTATTAACTCTGATGTTCAGACAGAACTTAATTATGTTGCTGAACGAGCGTCACATCTTGCAACGTCTATGATGTCCATGGGTGCTGTTGTCATTGATGACAATGGTATCTATGAAGTCTTAGACAACAACTCATAGGAGGTATTGACATGGCTTATAGTGCTAGTGGATTATCTCGATTAGCTGGTGCATCAAATTTAAACTTGTGGGCTTACACAACTACAGACGCTATTGCGGCTGTAAACTCTGCTGGTTATTTTAATGATGCCGCGAACATGCTAGCTGTTAGAGATGTTATTCTTGTTGCTGACACAAACACTCCTACGACTCACTTTGTGACTGTTTTGTCAAATACTGGGACTGTAGTAGATGTATCTGATGGTACAGCTATTGCTGAAACAGACGGCGACTAATGACTTCAACTGCGGCAGATAGCGCAATAGATATATCGAGTCGCGCTCTTATCTTGATAGGAGCTGAACCGATAACTTCTTTTACTGATGGTACAACAGAATCATTGGTAGCTGGAAGTCTCTATGAAGATATCTGCCGTAGTGCTTTATCGAACACACGCTGGAGATTTGCAACAAATCAAGCTGTTCTAAACAGATTGACAGATGCTCCAACTGGTCGATATGATTTTGCATATCAGCTTCCATCAGATACATTGTTGGTTCATGCTGTTACTGTAAATGATGGACAGATAAATTATCAGATATATGGTGACATGGTATATGCTGATACCTCAACACAAGATACTGTAATAGCCGATTTTACATTCCGAGCAACAGAAGAAAACTTTCCTAGTTATTTTACTATTGCTCTTGAGTATGGGTTGGCATCTGCATTTGCTACATCGATTGCTAGAGATGCTCAGTTGATGCAGTTAATGTCTACAATGGCAGACCGAGCAATGTTAAAAGCAAGAAACATTGACTCACAACAACAAACAACAAGGACTATACCTCAAACAAGATTTAGTGCTTTTAGGAGAAGCTAATGCAAAAAGCAAAAGTAGCTCTAACTAACTTTCAGTTTGGTGAAGTAAGTCCTAGTTTAATATCAAGAACAGATACAAGAGTATACAATAACTCAGCTCAAAAGATTGAGAACTTCTTTCTAAGAGCAGAAGGCGGTGTTATCAAACGCGCTGGTCTGAAAAAGATATATGAGTTCGATACATCTATTGATACCGCAAAAGTTCAGCAACATAGGCTTGTTCCATTTATATTTTCTGATGATGAAAGATATATTGTTTCTCTGGAACATCAGAAGATAAGAGTATTTCAAATCGATACAAGCAACAATGTAACGTTAGCGGCAACCCTTACAGCTGACTCAAGTGGGGCAACAATACCAATAACTAATTTAAATATGCATGAAGTAACTTATGCGCAAGCTGGTGATGTCATGTTTATTGCTCATCAAACATTTATGGTGCGTAAGCTTGTGCGTACTGGACTTACATCATTTCAAATGGAGACAAAGACATTTGATACACAATCTGCTGGTGCAAAGATTTATCAACCATATTTTCAGTTCCAAGACTTAGGTGTTACTCTTGACCCGTCGGCTAGTTCTGGCAATGGCATTACTCTGACAACAAGTGAAGCGTATTGGGATTTGACTGGTTCACAGTCAGGTGGGAATTATCCTGATTCTAAGCATGTTGGTCTAACAATAAAGTATCACGACCAAGAAATAACAATTACATCTGTACAATCAGCAACGCAAGCAACAGGAAATGCATTAGCTACTCTTAAGAAAAAACTAAAGGTTGACTCTTTTCGGACAGACAATGGTGTGGCTACAGTAGAAGTAACATTAGTAAATCATGGATTTTCTGCAAGTGATGCCTTTACTATATCAAATGCAAATACAGTCGGTGGTATTTCGGCAAGTAATTTAAATGGAGCAAGAACTGTTTCAGAGGTAATTGATGATAATACATTTACATTTACTGCTGGTGGTAATGCAAATGACTCTGTAGCTGGTGGTGGTACTCCCTTCCTTGAAACTCATGCACCAGCTACGAACTGGTCTGAGCAATCTTACTCTGTGCTGAGAGGATTCCCTGGAGCTGTTACCTTTCATCAAAATAGATTGTGGTATGCTGGTACTATATCTCAACCTGATGGATTGTGGGCAAGTAAGTCAAATCAGTTTTTTAACTTTGATATTGGCGATGCAAGTGACAATGACTCTATTGATATTCGTGCCGCTATTGGAGAGGTGAATACAATTAAACATCTTGTATCGAATAGAGATTTGCAAGCATTTACGTCTACTGATGAATTTATTGTACCAGCTTTTGTTGAGAAGCCTACAACTCCTACAAATGCTACAATAAAAAGACAAACACCTTTTGGTTCTTCTTTCGTTAGACCTTATGTGTTTGATGGCGCTACTGTTTATGTTCAGGGTTCTGGTGAGATAGTACGAGAAATGCTATTTGATGATGGACAAAATGCTTATACTGGGCAACCGATATCAAGCCTTGCCTCTCATTTGATACAGAATCCAATACAAGCCAGCACTCTTGCTGGTGGTATAGACCGAGCTGAAAGCTATTATTTTCTCGTAGATTCAAATGGAACACTTGGTGTATTTAATTCTAATAGAGGTGAACAGCGATATGGCTGGACACAGTTTACAAGTCAGGGTTCTTTTCATTCTATTTGCACAGTTGATACAAGAGTGTATGCTGTAGTTAAGTTTGATAAAGGGGATGGTACAAATAAATATATTCTCTGTGAGTTTGACAGTAGCTTTAATACTGATATGGCTAAAACATATTCTGGCTCTAGCGGAGTCTTCGATGTCAGCGCTGATTTTGCTAACGGTGCAGTCCTCGATGTGGTCTCTGGCACTCATTATCTTGGTCAGTTTACTGTGGCTGGTGGGAACATCGATGTGTCAGCTGTGGACAACTCTCTTTCATCAGCAGAAATAGGATTTAAGTTTGATGTTACTCTTACAACAAATCCAATAGATACTATGTCTCAATCAGGTCCAATGACTGGAGAGCCAAGAGGAATGAACAAAGTAATATTAGATTTATCAAATACATTATCAGTATCTGTAAATAACAAGAATCTTATTATTCGTCAGGTTACTGATGATTTAAGTTTGGCAAGGCAAGCTGTGACTGGCAAAAAAGAATTTAGATTGTTGGGATATTCTAAAGACCCACAAGTAACAATTAGTCAGTCAGCTCCATTGTCATTACAAGTCAACTCATTGATAGCAGAGGTAACATTTTAATGGACCCATTTTCAGTATTAGGTTTTGCTGGTTCCCTTCTAAGCGCAAGCGCAACGATTGCTCGAGGTAAAGAGATAAAGCGACAAAAAGAAATGGAAGCGGCACAGCTTGAGCAAGAACGAGTACAGCGTAAGATACAAACTATGGAAGCACACAATGATATTCTTGACCAGCTTGATGAAGCAGAAGAAGTAAATGAAGCACAGTTTGCTTTTATGAATAGAGATGATGATAGGTCATTGAAAGCATTTAAGGATTCTCAAAAATCATTAGCCAGTTCTGATATCAAAAGGCTTGACTTTCAAGGTCTTGCACAAATGGAACAGCTACGATTGAGAAGACTAGGAGCTTTGCGTGCTGGTGATGCGGCATTGAGAGCATCTAAATTGACAGCATTAAGTCAAGTTGTTGGTGGAGCTGGTGATTTTTATAGAAGCATGTAGGTTATTATGGTTGCAAAATATAGAAGACAAGTAAGAACTGGTGAGATAGGAGTTATCCGAGCTGACATGAGTGTCGCTAATTCTCTTGGTGAGATATCAAATGCTGTAAGTAAAATGTCAAACGAAGCATTTAAGATGGCGGCAGATACTGCTGAAGAACGTGGTCGTGATTATATATCAAGCAAAAGTGATGATGAAATATTTGGTATTGACCCTGAGACTGGTAAAGCAAAAAATTTAATGACAGAGTTGCTGGCAGATTTGCCAGCCAAAGGTTATGGTATGATTGCTCAAAACGCTATCAAGTCAGAAGCCGCTAAAAGATTTGGTCTTATTCTTGAAACAAAGTTTCGTGAGCAAGGAGCTAATGCTCAAGCTAAGTTCCCACTCAATCCGGGCAAAGCAAGTGCAATGCTCGAGGAGTTTACAGATGAGCTAGCCTCGAAGTATGAAGGCGAATATAAAAATAAAATAGTTTCTTATGGAACTTCTTATGCTTCTGGAGTTCGGAATACTTTACTAATACGTCAAGCAAATAATCAAATGCAGATTGCTGCGATGAATAATTCTCGTATTAAAACAAGCTATCTTCAAAATGAACAATCTATTGCTGAAACAAGCAATCATTCTACAGTTCAGAAACTTCTTCAAGAAGCTGAAAATCCAAATGGTGATAAACTAAAAGACATTCATAGCACATCAAATAGTGACCATCAGTTTACTGGTGGTAAGGCAGAGAACGCAAATCAATTTAAGAAACGTCATCAATCAAATCTAGCTGTTGCAAGAATTAAAGGTATATTGCGTGAGTATAGTGATAAAGACTTAAAGCCTCACATGAGAATAGTTCAGATTGCTAATGGCGCTGAGTTTAAAAATATAGAAGGTGTATCTGAGGTACATAATAAGCAAATAAAAGAAATGCTTAGCTATGTAACTTCTTATGAAGAGGGTCGTAGTGATTTGAACTCAGCTGTTAAAGGTATGGTAGCAAATCAAAATGCTATTAATAATTATGTAAATCAGCAAACTGCAACGAACGAATCCGAACTCATAGCATCTCTTGGTCAAGAAGCATATAATCAAAGAGTTGATTATCTGTCTATACTTGGTGGCAAAAGACAAGATGAGTTTGTAACAGACCTAAGTGTTCTTACAAACATACCTTCAAAAATTGAATTTGCTCAACAACTTAAGAATGAAATTAGAACAAAAGGTTCAGAGTTTGTTACAAAAACTGTTAATGGTGAGACTGTCAGGTCATCAAAGCCAATTCTTTCTCAACCAGAGATAGACAAGATTGATGCACAAATAAATAAGATTGTTGCTTCTTCTGTTGGCAATAACCTTATAGAATCTTTTACGGAGAACGGCAGACTCAATACAACTGAAATGAGAAGAGTAATGTCAGCTATTAAGTCTGGAAAGATGCCAGACATTCCAAGCATGACATCTGGACAAAAAAAAGCTCTTGAAAGTATTGTTCCCCTATTTGCAAAAGATAGGGCTGTTGGACCTGGGGGTATGGAGACAGTAGAAGGAGGCAAACCTAATCTCGACTTTGATGCTCGAACAATGGTAAATAATTATCTTGAGCGTGAGATAGGCAATGCAAACCAGCTTGCAAGTGCTGAGAAACAGCAAATAAAACTTGAACAATTTGCAATAGCTATACGCTCAAAAGAACCAATAGATAAAAGTAAAGAGAACGAAGATAACGCTGACTTATATCTACTTGCAGAAGCACAAAATAATCCAGCATTAAAAGGAATGACTCTCCGACAAATATTATTGAGTCCTGAGTTTGCTAATCCAGAGAGTAATATAAGAAAAACTGTAGATTCAATGTTAAAGAATAATCAAATTGTATCTACAACCATTAAGGAATTAACAAAAGAAATACGCAAAGGTCTTGTTGCAAGTGAGCCAGCAAATATGTTTTTAGATTTTATTGTAAAAGGTACTACGCTTATGGCTGAACAAGACAGAGATGGTGCTTTTAGATATACAGAATATAACTTGTTTTCTTTTGATGAAGACTTAGAGAATGATGTGGTTGCAATCCAGAACGCTTTTAAGATAAGTCAAATTTCTGGTGGCACTCTTACTATAGCCCAAGTGCTTGCTAATGAAAGAGAGTATCGCAATAGTGATGCATACAAAATGAAGGTAAGAGATATTACTGGTGAAGATACTTTTGCGAAAGCAGAAAATGCATTGAAAGACAGTATTGCAGAATATACTGGTGGTAAAGATACAATTTTTTACAATCGTATTCTCAATGCAATGCCTCATATTATTTATAGAAATAGAAATGCAACAGTTAGTTTAAGTGAGCTAGAGCAAGAAACACAAGCAATAATGACAGAGTTCTTTCCTAAAACAGAAGACTTTGTTCTTGACCCTCAGTCGGTACGTTTCGATGGTAATATAAGGTCTACTTTTGCTTTGAATAGGTTGTTTAACACACCTGAAATGAAAGATAGTTTTCTTCAGTATGTTCAAGAGAAGCTACAAACTTATGGAGACTACAGTATAACAGATGGAGACCGTGATGGTATCGAATCTCAAGATGCTGGATTTTTTGCTGGGCTAGTTTCTGGTTTTAATTTTCGTGGAGATAGAGGAGATACTGTTGGTAGAAAGAAAGCTTGGCTTACTCCTTCACAATTTGCTTCAACTGACCCTTTTCAGGAAAGTGTTGAAAAGCAAAATGTTACTTTCTTCTTAACTACTGGAGTAAATAGTGAGTTAAGTTTTATTGTGAGCGAACAAGAGGTTGCCCAAGTTTCAATGAAAGAGTTTAGACATTGGCGAAAAACTGGCAATTTTCTTAAAGAGAAAGATAAATGAGACAGCTCGAAGGTAGGATATATGCTCATGAACCTGAGTATCAATTTAATACAAGACCAATCGATAGAGTTGTTTCTGCTCCTACATGGACTGAAACCTTGCATGCAAGTATTGGATACAACTATAAATCTTTTTTGAACGCGGCATATCTGCAATCAAGATATGGAGATGTTGATTTTGATGATTCTCTGAATGTTATGGATGAGATAAAAGGAACTCAGTATGAGCAGTATTATAATGATTTTAAGGATGCAAAAAACATTAATCATCTAAATGATTTGAAAGCACAGGTCGATGCTATGCAGAGAAGAAGGCAGACATTAGCAAACTCTTCTTTATTTTCACAGTTTACTGTTGGTTTGTTTGACCCACTTAATTTAATTGCTTTGCCTTTTGGTGGCCCAGCGTTGGGTGTTTTGCGTTCTGCTGGAAGGGTTGGTCTTGGTGTTGCGGCAATCCAAGCTCCACTCGAGGTTGGTCGTCAGCTGTTTGACCCTTCAGCAACTGGAGTTGAATCAGCTGTTAATATTGGTGCTGGTTTTTTTGTCGGTGCAACTCTTGGTGGATTAACTTCTGTTGCTGGCAATGTAAGAGTAAACGCAATATTTAAAACTCAAGAGGAGATATCTGAGATGGCAAGAGTAACAAATGCTGTTGACGCTGAACAGATGGCTCTTGTAGGTCAGCGTTCTCAACGTATAACTACACCTGAGTTTTTTAGTTTACGAATGGATGAGCTGTCTGATGCTGATGTCAATAAACTTTCTACACGCAATGGTGCTATTGATTATCTGCGGTCACAAAAACGTAAAGATGGTACAGCTTTATATACTGAAGCTGATTTGCGTGGTCGTCTAACAAAAGATAATTTATCTGCAATGAATAAATATTTTGCTGGAGAAAAACAATTACGAACTCTTGAAGATACAAAAGGTAATATAAAAAATAATTTTAATTTAGCAGAAAATCTATTTACTAAAAGTTGGTTTTATAAGGGTGTAACAAATCCATACAAAAGAGTCTTGCAGTCAAAAGAATATTCTCAAGAGTCTAAGTTAGCTATGATACGTTTGATTGGTGACCACGGCACAGCACTCGAAGCTCAACAGAATGGCATGAAAGCTCCTGATAGTGTATATATAAATGCTTCTGCATACGAGGGAGAATGGGTCAGAAGGTATGATGAACTGCTAGACATCTATGGTCAGATAACTGGCAAGGGTAAACCAGTTGAGGCAAAGTTTGATTATTTATTTAGACGCAAAGGTTTTGAAGGTTGGCTAGAAGATACTTGGAAAAAGAGTCTAGCAGACCCAAAAGGTTTGAGCATGACAGAACTTGAAAAAAAAGCTGTGCGTAGTTGGAACGAGTTCTTTGAAACATGGGAAGATAGACTAAAGAAGACAGGACATCTTGCGACGAAAGAAAATCTTATGGCAAGAAATCAAACAGCGGCAAGACGTATTGAAAGCATAAATGAACGACTTGCAAAAGCTGGTAGCAATAAAGACTTAATAGAAGAACTTAATTTCCAAAAAGATAAGTTAACAAAAGAAATACAAAAGAATGATAGTGCTATGGAGATTACACCAAGCGAAGCAACATACAATACACAAGCTGGTAAAGATAGTTTTTTCCCTAGATTTTGGAATAAAAATAAAATTAAAGAACAGCGTCAGGCTTTTAAACAAATACTTATAAATGAATTTCGTAAGAACCCAGAGCAAATATCTTATGTAAAACGTTATGCAAAAGATGGCAAAAAAGTACAGCGTGAAGAATTATCAAGCACACAAGCAAGAACATTTATGAGTAAAGAATATGTAAAGTTAGCTGTAAATGAAGCTGATTTAGAAAAGAGAGCTGATGAAGCTATCGAGGCTATACTTGGTGAGGGCGACCCATTCCAAACTATGTCCTATGGTTTTGGTCAGTCCAAGCATTTTAAACATAGGAATATTGATGTACCAAATGAAGTTGTAAAAGATTTTATCATTACAAATCCTGTACAAGTTATGATGGCATATACAAACAGGACTGCATCACAGTATGAGTTCTATAAAGCATTTGATTTTGAAGACCCTGAGATTGTTATTAGTGAGCTAGTATCAAAAGAACTAGCACGAGGAGTGAGCAAGAAAGCAGTTAATAAACTACGAAGAGATTTTTTGCATAGTTATGATAGAGTTGCTGGCGTTGTTCTACAGAACCCAGAAGCTCTTAATCTTAGAATAGCAACTGTTATGAAAGACCTTGCTACTCTCAACTATCTTGGAAGTGCTGGCTTCTCGACTTTACCTGATGCCGCTGTTGTAATGATGACGAATGATTTAAAGCCTTTGTTTAAACAGCTTATTCGTGTTCTCGATAATCAGAAGGTACGAATGAATGCAATGGAGGCTCGTTTATCTGGTGAAATGCTAGAGATATTAAAAGGTGATGTACACTTGCGTCTTATGGAAGACATGCTTAACAACCCATTTCAAAGCACATGGACATCAAAAGCAAAGAATGTTTTTTTCCAGCTTAACTTGCTGGGTCCAATGACGCGTACATTTAAAATGTTTTCATCAATGGCAAACAGCCATACAATCATTGACTACTCTATTAAATTAGCTAATGGTACTGCAAAAGATAAAGAAATAAAATGGTTGTTAAAAAATGGAATTAACAAAAGAGATGCAACAAAAATTAACAACATGCGTAAAAAAGAATTCATCGAAGATTCTGATGGTTTTTATCTTGCTAACTCAGAAGCGTGGGATGACCCAGAGGCTACGCAAATATTTAGAAGAACACTAAATGCTACTGTGAAGAATACAGTCTTGATGGGTTCACCAGCGGATAAGCCTGTTGCTGTTGATGGTGTCTTCTACGTTCCAATGTCTATTGGACGATTGATGAGACTTACTGAAGACCAAAGAATAAAAGGTTATGCTCGAATTGAAAACGCAATGCTTGGATTGCCATTCCAATTTTATTCTTATTCTTTCGCCGCTCTTAACAAGATAACAACGCTGTACGCTCAAGACCAAGTAACAAACAGATTGACCGGTATAGTTGCCGCTATGGGATTAGCGTATATGGGTATGCAACTCAAGTATCGAAGCAATCCTTTTGTTCTCGAGCAGATGACTCTTGAAGACAAAATGGCTAGAGCATTTGATATGTCTGGTCTTGCCGCATTATATTCTGACACATTCTATACTGCTATGCATACATCAATGGCTCTTGGTGGACCTGACATTGGCATGGGTATGATAAGTCCTAAGTTTCCACAAGAAGAAAGTTATGTTGATGCTGTTGCTGGTCTTGGTGGAAGTGGCGTTAGCATTACTGCTGACTTATTGAAGTCTATGAAAATGTTTATGGATGGCGATTATGGAGAGGGTACAAAAGAATTTATTAGCAATTTACCTGGAGCTAGGTTATGGTTTCTAAGAGACTATGTAAACGACATGAGCCGAGGTATTGCTGGAAGATTGGGGTAAAACATGACAATATCAGTTTCAAATAACACACCGAGAGTATCGTATGCTGTATCTGAGGGTGCAACACAAACATCGTTCACAGTTAATTTTGAGTTCTTTGCGGATGCAGACTTAAAAGTTTTTGTAGATAATACGCTCAAAACAATAACTACTCACTACACCGTATCAGGGGGTAATGGCTCGACTGGGACAGTAACAATGAGTGTGACTGGAGCAAGTGGTGGTTCGACTGTTGTGATTATAAGAGCCATAGCTCTTGAGAGAACTACTGACTTTCCTACTTCTGGTGCTTTTAATATTTCTTCTCTGAATACAGAACTGGATAGAATCATAGCAATTCATGCTGATGTTGATGATACTGCTGATAGAGGATTAAGATTACAAGAATCTGATACAGCTGTATCTACACAGTTGCCTCTTCAAGATGCGCGAAAAGGTACAGTTCTTGCGTTCAATGCTACGACTGGTGTTCCAGAAGCTGGACCAACTATTACTGCTGTTCAGAGTGTAGCTAATGTAGCAACATCTATAAACTTATTAGGAACTTCAGCTGTAGTAGAAGACATGGGATTACTTGCAACAACAGCAGTTATAGAAGACATGGGGTTACTTGGAACAAGTTCTAATGTAAGCGCAATGGCTTTACTTGGAACAAGTACAGTAATAGCTGATATGGCATTGCTGGGTACATCTGCTGTTGTAGAGGATATGGGATTACTTGGCACATCATCTAATGTAACGGCAATGGCAAACTTAGGAACATCTACTGTCATAGGTCACATGGCGACACTTAACGCATCAGGTGTTATATCAAATATATCAACTGTTGCTACTGATATTTCTAATGTAAATACAGTTGCATCTAATGTATCAGGCATAAATGATTTTGCCGCTCGATATAGAGTAGCGTCATCTGAACCAAGTTCTTCTCTCGATGTTGGTGATTTGTTGTTTGATACAACAGCTAATCAATTAAAGGTATATAAGTCTGGTGGTTGGGAAGCCGCAAGTGCATTTGGTAATTTATCATCAGATACTACACCAGAATTAGGTGGTAATTTAGATGTATTAACTCATAGTATTGTATCATCAAGTGATAGAAACATAGCCATAACACCAAATGGTGCTGGTGTTGTTAGAATAGATGGCAATGTAGATATATCAACTGGTGCTATAGATTTAAAAAATGGTGGTACACAATCTTATATTAGATTTTATTGTGAGAGCTCTAATGCTCATTACGCACAACTACAAGCACCAGCTCACTCTGCATTTAGTGGTAACATTACTCTTACTATGCCAGCAACAACTGGTACATTAGCTCTTACATCGCAACTTCCAACATCAGGAATATCAAGTGGTAATGTTGCTACATTTACATCTGGTGTAGCTGACGATGATTTCTTAAGAGTAAATGGCACTTCTATTGAGGGTAGAAGTGCATCAGAATTATTGAGTGATATTGGAGCAACTACTGAAGCAACTGCTGAAGCTAATAGTGTTGCATTGGCTATAGCTTTGGGGTAAAGGAGATTTATTATGGCAAATACTTTTAAAACAGTCACAAAAGCTGGGGTAACATCGGAAGATGTTATTTATACTGTAGCTAGTTCTACAACTACAGTCGTTCTTGGCTGTATGTTAGGGAACACAACTACAGGGCAGATTACAGCAACAGTAACATTGAACTCAGATACAGCGGCAAGAGCTGGTGCAAATAATGAAGCAAACCAAGCTGTCGAGCTAGTTACAAACGCACCTATACCAGCTGGTTCATCACTTGAATTATTAGCTGGTAACAAGGTTGTATTAGAAACAACTGACGAAATAAAGGTTACTGCAACTGGTGCAACGGATGTAGCTCTCAGTATAATGGAGATAACATAATGCCATATTTAGGCAATAATCTAGCCACACAGTTTCAAGCGTTTACGACACAAACAATAACAGGTGATGGTAGTACAGGCTATACACTCGATAAAGCTGTAGCAAACGGCAAAGAGCTTCTCGTTTATATCAACAACGTAAAACAAGAGGAAGGCTCTGGTAAGTCTTATACAGCTACTGGTACAACAATTACATTCTCTGAAGCAGTAGCAAGTACAGACACATGTTATGTAGTGTATTTAGGTTCCGCTGTTCAGACGGTAAAACCTCCTGATGCAAGTGTTGGGTCATCACAACTAGCATCAAGTATAGACTTCCAAAATACTACTATTAAGGGTGGCTCAACTACAGCTTTAACGGTTGATAGTAGTGGGCGTGTTCTTACTCCAGCTAGACCAGCTTTTATGGCTAGAAAGACAAGTCTTCAAAGTGCTGGAGTAATAATTTTTGATACTGCTATGGTAAATATAGGCTCTCATTATAACACAAGCACAGGTATATTTACTGCTCCTGTTGCAGGTCTTTATAGTTTTTCTCCAGTTGTTCTGAGTGACATGGATGGTACTGACCAGTTTTTTGTAACTCAACTACTAGTAAATGGTTCTTCTTATGCTCAAGAGCAAGTTCATACAGATTTAGATAATGACTTTGGGGCTAGTTTTACTGTGATTGCTTCTCTTTCAGCAAGCGATGAGGTTAAGGTGTCTACAAATTATAAGATTTACGGAACTTCATCAGCTACTGCAAACTTTACGTTTTGGTCAGGATATTTATTAGGATGAGAGGATAAAGAAATGCCATACATAGGGAAAAGTCCATCATCAGGTGTTAGACAACGCTATCAGTATACAGCGACTGCTGGACAGACTACATTTAGTGGTACTGACTTAGGCAATCTCACATTAACCTATACAGATAATAACTTCTTAGATTGTTTTCAGAATGGGGTCTTGTTGAAAGGTGGTGGCACAGACTATACAGCTACCTCTGGTACATCTGTTGTATTAGCTACTGGTGCATCTGTAAATGATGTCATTGAGATAATAGTATATGATGTGTTTTCTGTTGGTAACTTTTACAATAGAACAGATAGTGACTCACGATATGCTCTGACTACAGGTGCAACAATGTCAGGCTCTCTTGACCTAAATGGCACAGAGCTTATTCTTGATGCTGATGGAGATACGTCTATTACAGCTGATACTGATGACCAAATAGACTTCAAGATTGGTGGAACTGATAGATTAACTATTGATAGCAGTGGAAATTTAACTGTTGATGGAGTAGTTACAGTAGATAGAATTATTAATGCAACCACAAGTTCCGACCCATGGTTAAAAGGTGTAGACTCAGGTAATACAGAAACATTATTTGTAAAACCAAATGGCGATATGAGTAATGCCCGTGAATTTTTTAATGGCTGCAATACAACTCCTAGTTCTAGTGTCTCAGGAAATTTATTAAGGAATATTTTTAGTCGGGGTGCTTGTATTTTTTCTGTGGGCAATTATTCGTCATCAGTTCAGATGCTAATATTTATGAACTCAAATGGAAACGTAGGAAATATTGTTACTAGTGGTTCTGGAACTTCCTACAATACATCTTCCGACTATAGACTTAAAGAAAATGTGGTTACAGATTGGGATGCAACTACAAGACTAAAACAACTCAAGCCATCAAGGTTTAATTTCAAGGCAGATAAAGACACAACAGTAGATGGTTTCTTGGCACATGAAGTTGCAAGCATAGTGCCAGAAGCTATTAGTGGGGAAAAAGATGAAGTCGATAAAGAGGGCAACCCTGAGTATCAAGGTATAGACCAAAGCAAACTTGTGCCACTTCTTACAAAAGCACTACAAGAAGCAGTAGCTAAGATTGAAACACTTGAAGCTAAAGTAACAGCATTGGAGGGCAACTAATGACACGAAGCATAATAACACATGGAGCATTGCCTTCTGGCTCAGTTTTACAGGTACAGAGAACAAGACTCACAAGCGTTAGCACACAAGCTCTTGCCCAAAACACAGTTGTAGCTATAAGTGGATTATCTGTTAATATTACACCAAAGTTTTCAAATAGTTTAATTCGTTTAGATGCTCATTTTTTTGGCGAACTTGGAGAAGAGGGTAATACATTCAATAACATGGTTTCTTTTATGAGAGATAGTACCGAATTGCATGAATCAGCAGTAGGCAGTAGAAACTATGGGTATGGTACTTTAACAAGAACATATGAAGGGTCGGATGTAGGCACTTCTGGAGAATCAGGTTGCTTTTTTGATTACGACTCACCAAACACTACAAGTCAAGTCACATATAAACTAGCTATTAGGGTATACAGCGATGGTTCTGGTACAGATACTCTTACAATTAACAGAGTAAATACGGATTCAGACGCACCTTACGTTGAATATGGGATTTCACAGATATCAGCAACAGAGATAGCGGGATAAGAACATGAGCAAAGCATCAGACTTAGCAAAACTTATTGGAGTTCCTGGTCATATTATTCAGATAAAATATTTTCAACTTACGACTAATCAAAGAGAAACTATTTCAAGCGCAAATGCTGACCAAGCAATAAGTAACTTTACTGTAAACATAACGCCAACAAGTACATCTTCAATTATAAAACTTGAAGCGCAAGTATTGTTAGAAAGTTCCAATTCACCCCATGATACTGTGTTCTTCTTTTTTAGAGATAGCACGAAGTTAGCAAACACAGAAACGGCTGGAAGTAGAAGAATAGGAATTGTTGTACCAACAGTAAGTTTTCATAATGAAACTTCTTCTACTGCTGAGATGGCTCACTTAGGATATTTTGATGCTCCAAGTAGTACGTCAGCAATAGCGTATAAATTAGGAGTAAATACAAACGCAACTAATGATTTATTAATAAACAGAACAAAAGACGATACTGACAATGGAAGTCATGAAAGAGGTGTGTCTTTTATTTCAGCAACAGAGATAGCACAATGAGATGCTCGATCCATTAACAATTAGTGCGGCTGTCGCAACAGCAAATACGGCATTTAATGGGTTGAAGCGTGCCTTTCAGGTTGGCAAAGATATTCAGAGTATGGGGAATGACCTATCCAAATGGATGAGTGCCGCATCAGATATCGAGAACGCACAGAAAAGAGCTAAGAATCCTTCTTTCATTACTAAACTCACACGCAAAGATAGCATTGAGCAAGAAGCTGTTGAAGCATTGACTGCTAAGAAACAGCTTGAAGCACAGCGATA